GCCAAAGCTGAATCCGAGCAGGCTGTGTTACGGCAGCGTGAAGAGGATGCTCAAGTCCAACAACACCGTGACAGGGTTTACGCGAGCTGGGACGCTGCGGTTAGTGCCACCCCTGAATTGGGGGACACATCTAGTGACCTACGCAAGCAGTTCGATACCTTCAAAAAGCAGAAGGAGAATGACCCGGATTACGCTCCTGTGTTCGCCAGCGTCCGTTGGCCAGAACTGTTGGTGCGGGATTTCTTGGTAGAAAGCCAAGCAGCTCCGGCTGTGAAGCCCACAAACCCGAATCCCCCAGCCCCAACGAAACGGCCATCTGGTGCCACGGTACTCACACGAGGCAGTCCACCTGCGGCTCCCACACGTCGTGGTGCGTCGCAACAAGCAATCCTCAACAACTTGGATAAAGTCCCTACAGACAAGCTCCGGGAATTGTTGGGGGCACCCACTTAATCAACTCAAAACCATCTAAAATCAAATGGCTATTCAACAAAATGCTTCGGCACCATACGTTGACCTTCCAAATGCTACTGACTTCCACGACCTTTCCCAAGCGGGCAACGGGTTGCCGGATGATGTAAAATCTAAGCTTTGGTCAGCACTCGTAACACGCGACGCACAGGAAAAGAATATCTTCCGCGATTTTAAGGGCGACGAAGGCGGTAACAAACCTATTACCACCAAACGCGACCTTTCTGCGGGAGGTTCTGACTATGTGACGTTCACCACCACGACCCCAATTCGGGGACAAGGTGTTATCGGTGAGCAGCAGCTCAAGGGCAACACAGACCGCCTCCGTTTCGGAAGCTTCGGTGTGCAGGTTGACCTTATCAGGCACGCTGTCTCTTACACACAGATTCTCAAACTTTTACGTTTCACAGGCCAGACCGTTGACCAGCTTTCCGCTGAGGTCATGGCAGACTGGGCAGCTCGCAAGGAACAAGACGACTGCATGGTTACACTTCGTAACTCCGCACTTGAGGTAGCAGAGAACGGGGGAGGCCCAAATGTTGTTAGCGTCCTTGGGAAGCAATTCCTTGGTGATGCTGACCCCTCTGACATCAACAATGAAGGCGACAATCAGCACTGATTTCTTAGAAGTCACCAAGCAACGCCTTATTGGGCAAGGTGCGAAGCCTATGTCCCTTGACACGGACTTGAGTGGTGCTGACATACCACAGTACCTCTTTTTCGGAGGTGACTCTGTGGTACGCCCACTCAAAGCCGACACCACTTACGAAGACGCACTCATCTACGCCCAAAACCGGGGCAATGATAACCCGAACTTCAAAGGCACCTACCCTGTGTGGGATAATAACATGATTCACATCCACAATCTTGTTATTGACACCGCCCAAGGTCGCCAAGGTTCCCCGTTGTCACCCCGTGCATACTTGGGAGGAGATATACCTTCCATCCACATTGACGCTTTGTGGAATATCCGTGGAGGTGGAGCTGCGTATGGTGCATCCGATGAAGAATTGGACTATTTTGCCAATTTCACCGGGTTTCCGTGGCTGTTAATCACTACAGACATTATGACTCCACCAACTCCCGTGCAGAATGCCCAAAAGCACTACATGACCGCGTACGACTTGAACACTGGGAATTTCCAAGTGTTTGAGTACACACGGGCATGCTTCAACAATTACCTGAAAGGTAACATTGTTGAGGAAGCTAAGCTGGTCGGGCACGGGGGTCGGAATGATACAACTGCAGTAACCTCAGGTACCGCTTCCGAAATTAAAGCAGGTGCTATCATCTATCAGTCTAACAAGAATGGTATCCCATTAGAGTTCGGTCTGCACATGGGTGCAAACGCATTGTACTATGCAATGGGCTCCCTTGAGAACGAACCCATCTACCATTACGACGACTTCGCGAATGCGTCCAACCAAGCTCACTTGACTGCAACAGGTGTACAATCTGTTCGCGGGCTCGCGACCTATAAGGACACTATCGGCAGGACACCCAACTACTTGTTGACCGTCCAAACCGCCGTTATTCCGGGCGTCCACCTCAGTTAAGGTATTCATCTCATCACTTTTG